TGGGGCTCATCGAAAAGCACCGAATCTACTGCCTGCAGATTGGATATGACCGCTGGTCCGCGCAGTACCTTGTGCAAGACCTCGAGGCGTATGGATTCCACATGGAAAAAGTCGCCCAGGGCAGCAACCTGACAGGCGTGATCAACGACACCGAGGGGTTGATCAAGGACGGCCTGCTCCAGTGCGCGGACGACAACGACCTCATGAAGGCGCACTGGCTCGACGCCGCGCTCAAGATCGAGGACGAGACCAACCGGCGGCGACTTATCAAGATCAGTAAAAACGCCCACGTCGACGGCGTGGCCGCGCTGCTGGATGCGATGTGCATGCGGCACAATCACTGGGAGGAGCTGCAGTGGCAGCTCAGAAACGAAAACGACGACGAGGAAGACGATGGGACTGTTTGAAAAGCTTTTTGGGCGCAAGGGGCGCGTGCTGCAGCTCAACGCGGGCCGCGGCGCGGGGTTTGAAACGCTGACTGCCTATACGCCCTCGTTTTCGAGCTGGCGCGGGCAGATGTACGAGAGCGAGCTGATCCGCGCGGTCGTGGACGCCATCGCGCGCCACGTATCGAAGCTGCGGCTCGAGATGATCGGCAGCGCGAATCCCGCGCTCCGGGCTGCGCTCAAGAAGGGCGCAAACTCATGGCAAAGCATGTCCCAGATGCTCTACCGGGCCGCGACGATTTATTACCTGTGCAACAACTGCCCCATCGTGCCGGAGATCGACGAATACGACCAGACGGTGGGCTTTTTCCCGGTGCTGCCGCAGCAGTGCGACATCATCGAGGTGCAGGGCACGCCGTACCTTCGGTACACCTTCGCGGGCGGCAAGCGCGCTGCCATCGAGGCGAGTCGCTGCACGATCATGACCCGCCATCAGTTTAAAGACGACACATTCGGCGACAGCAACAGCGCCCTGGACACGACGCTGGCCCTGCTCGACCTGCAAAAGCAGGGCGTGGAGGAGGGCATCAAGAACGCGGCGACCTTCCGCTTTATGGCGAAGCTGTCCAACTTTGCGAAGCCAGAGGATCTCGCCAAAGAGCGCAAGCGCTTTAACAAGGAAAACTTGCAGGGCGAGAGCAACGGTATCTTACTGTTCCCGAACACGTACAGCGACATCCAGCAGGTGACGAGCAAGCCGTACAACATCGACCCGGACGAGCTAAAGATCATACAAAACAACGTTTTCAATTATTTTGGGTGCAACGAAAAGGTTCTCCAGAATACCGCCATCGGCGACGACCTCGACGCCTTCTTCGACGGCTGCATCGAGCCCTTCGCCATCATGCTCAGCGAGGGGCTGACCCGCATGACGTACAGTCCGCGGGAGATCGGCACCGGCAACCGCATCGAGGCGGTAGCGAACCGGCTGCAGTACATGAGCACCGGAAACAAGATCGCCCTCGCCCAGCAGCTGGGCGACCGAGGCATACTGACGATTGACGAAATTCGCGAATTGTTTAACTACACGCCCATGCCGGACGGCACCGGGCAGCACGTGCCGATCAGGGGCGAGTACTACTTCGCCGACGTCGGCAAGGAGGTCAAAGATGGACAAGATTGAGAGCCGCACCTTCAGCTTTGAGGTGCGCGCGGAAGAGGACGCGAAGCACGGGCACTGCCTGACTGGCATGCCCATCGTCTACGACCAGCGCACGGATTTGGGCTGGTACGACGAGATCATCGCCCGCGGCGCGCTGGACAAGACCGACCTCAAGGACGTGCGCTTTTTGATCGGCCACGACATCAGCATGGTGCCGCTGGCGCGCAGCCGGAACAACAACGAAAACTCCACCATGCAAATGGTGGTCGGCGACGAGGGCATGCGCATCCGCGTGGATCTCGACACCGAAAACAACAGCGATAGCAAAAAGCTTTACTCGGCCACGAAGCGGGGCGACATCTCCGGAATGTCCTTTGCCTTTGTGGTCGACGGCGATAGCTGGGACGACATCGACAGCGAGCATCCCACGCGCACGATCAGATCGATCAAGCGCGTGTTTGAGGTGAGCGCGGTCGCCTTCCCGGCCTACGAGGGCACGACCCTCGAAGCCCGCTCAGAAGGCTCGGCACCGGACGGTGCGCGCGCCTCGCTGGAGAGCGCGAGAGCGGCGGCACAAAAAGCGGCGGACGCCGAAAGGCGCGCAGCCGCCATCAAATCTCTTGAGAAATGGAGACACAAAAGATGAAAGACAAGATCAACGCCATGAGCCTTGAGCAGCTCATCGCCCGCGCCGCTGAGATCGACGGCACCGAGCTTAGCACCCTGAGCACCGACGAGCTGACCCAGCTCGATGAGGAGAGGCAGCTCATCCGCGTGCGCCTGGCCGAGCTCCGCCTGCAGGCCGCGCGCAATCAGGAGCAGCGCGCCTACGTCGCCGGCCTGGACAAACCCGGACACAAGCCGCCCGAGGATAAGCCCGCCGAAAAGCGCACTTATGACACTGCCTCCCCCGAGTACCGCAGCGGCTTTTTGAAGACCATGCTGGGCCGCCAGTCTGAAATGACCCAGGAGGAGCGCGACGCCATCTCCTACGTGGCCACCACCACCGACAGCACCTACGGCGCGGGCCTGCTGGTCAACAAAACCCTGATGGACAAAATCTGGGAGCGCGTCAAGGAGACCCACTCCATCGTGGCCGACATCGACATGCTCAGTTTCCCGGGCATCATCGATATCCCCATTCACACCCAGATCGTGCAGGGCGACGCGACCACCGTCGCGGAGAACGCGCAGAACGACGACGAGGTTAACCAGTTCATCACCATCACTCTTAACGGTCAGGACATCTCCAAGCACCTGTGGATCAGCTACGCGATGCAGAAGATGTCCATCGACGCCTTTGAGCCCTACCTGGCCAAGGAGATCGCGACCCGCATCGGCGACAAGGTTGCCACCATGATCGTGAACCAGATTTTGACCGACTACGACAGCACCAACAACAGCATGAACTCCACCGCGGTCAAGGCAGCGAGCTACAAGGACATGGCGGAGCTTTTCGCGATGCCCACCCTGGGCGAGGGCCGCTTCGTCGTATACGGCAAGCGCGCGACCATCTACAAGTACCTGGTCGGCATGGTGGACACTACCGGCAGACCCATCTTCCAGCCCAACGCCCAGACCGGCGCGGAGAACATTCTGATCGACGCGCCTGTGAAGGAAGAGGACGCGGTGCCCGACAACGTGCTGTTGGTGGGCTACCCCCAGACGGTGGTCGGCAACATGATCCAGGACATCATGATCGAGAGCGACCGCGACATCGTGAAGCACAAGATCGTCTACTCCGGATATGCCCGCTTCGGCTGCAGGCTCGTGCAGCCCAAGGCCTTTGCCAAGTACACGGTTAAGCAGTCCTAAAAAAAGCCTTAAGCCCTTGCGGCTTGGCGGTGGGATGGCGGGCGGCTCCTTCCCGCCTCCACCTTAGACATAAGGAGTGACAAAAATGATTGACACGGTCAAGATGTCGATCCCGGTATCGACCTCGGCATACGATCCACTCATCGCGCAGCTGATCGAGGCCGCCGCGCGCGACCTGCAGATCGCCGGCATCCCCGTGGATGGCGTCAATGTGTCGGTGACCGCCGAAGATGGACAAATCACGGTCACCGACAACAGCACCATCACGGACGCGCTGGTGATCCGCGCGATCTGCGCGTATGTGCGCGCCCACTTCGGCAGCCCCGACGACTACGACCGGCTGAAGGCCGCCTACGACGAGCAGAAGGCTCAGCTGCAGACGGCCACCGGTTACGGCATGGAGGATGACGATGTATAGAGCGGACGTGATAAAGCTCATTGCCGAGGATCCGCAGGCGCACGGGATGTTTGACCCCTTCATCGCGAGCGCCCGCGAGGTCTTTTGCGAGGTGACCAGCGTCGGCATGCAGGAGGCCTACACGGCCATGAGCGAAGGGCTGCACCCAACGCTCCGCTTTCGCGTCCGTGTAGCCGAAGACTATGCCGACGAAGGCTTCCTGGAGTATCACGGCCAGCAGTACCGCATCGTGCGCACCTACATGAGCGGCGACGGCATCGAGCTCTACGCGGAGAGGGTGACGGGCGATGTATGAGATGCTTTTGCAGGCATTGCAGCTCCTCGGCCTCCCGCTCGCGGAGGGCGAATGGGACAGAGCGCCCCAGAGCGGATCCTATCTGACCGTGGCACTGCATGGCGAGACTTCCTCCCAGTGGGCCGATGACCGACAGCGCCAGCAGGCCATCGGCGGCAGCGTGCACCTTTTCGCCAGAAACGGCGAGAAGTGCCAGATGCAGAGCGTGCAGGATGTCTTGTCCAGCCTCGGCATCAGCTGGGAGCTCGTCAGCATCCAGCACGAGCCCAAAGCCCACCTCGTGCACTACGAGTGGACGTTTGATCTGGAGGGTTTATCATGCGATCTTTGACCACGTTCGGGCTGGACGAGATGGTGGCCAACTTCGACAAGGCCGAAGCCGCCGCGCAGGGCATCGCCAAGGCGTCGCTCTATGAGGGCGCGGCCATCGTCGCGGACGCCATCCACGAAAGCCTTAACAGCATCCAGACCGAGCCCTTTCGCTTCGTGCCCGAGGGCGGCGAAAAGCGCCTGCCTTCGCCCGAGGAAAAGGCCGCCGCGCTGGCGGCCAAGTTCGGCGTCGCAAAGCATCACGCAAGTGGCGCGGAAGCCGATACCGTGGTCGGCATCGCCGGCAGCGGCTACGTCAAAATGGTGGGCAAGCGCGTCCCGGCGGCGGTGGTGCTGCGCTCGATCCAGTCGGGCACAAGCTTCATGGTAGCGCAGCCGGTCGTACGCAAGGCCATCAACCGCGTCAAGGGCGCGGCGGCGGCGAAGATCGCCTCGGAAGCCGAGGCTCGCATTCAAAAACTTTTCAAGTGAGGTAAAGCACATGGCTATAATCGGACTTAGGCATCCCGTCGCCGCGCCGATCACCGCCGAGAACACCGGCGCGGAGCCGACCTACGGCACCGGCTTCGTAATCGGGCACGGCATCCAGGCGGATGTCACCTACAA